ACTAAGTATCCTGCCATCGTCCCACTGCCGCTAAAACTTGTGTTGGCAACATACATCCGATTGGTTCCACTGGTGATGGCTAGCGAGTCTGAAACCGTAGATGAATGTTCGATGTACGAACTTCCAGAACCACCACCACCGGACTCATCCGCAAATTCCAAAGCAGTTGCTCCCGAATTTACTTTTAGAATCTGTCCTGCTGAACCAATTGAAGTGAGGCCAGTACCTCCATTTGCTGTTCCAAGAGTGCCTGTTACTGCAGTTGCCAGGTCATTTGTTTCTGCAGTCAGGTAACTCTGTAAATCACTGATTTGTGATTCTGTGATGGAGAGTGCCGCTTCATGTTGAGTAACGGAAGACTCAGTAATGTTGGCATTTGGGACGTTTGCCCAGGTTACTGCAGATGTCAGATCGTTGATCTCTGCGGTCAGGTAACTTTGCAAATCACTGATCTGGGATTCGGTGATGGAGATCGTCTGAAACTCTAGGGCAGTTGCTCCCGAATTGACTGCGAGAACCTGGTTGGCTGTTCCGATTGCGGTTAGGCCAGTCCCTCCGTTTGCTATTCCAAGGGTCCCCGTTACAGCACTCCCCAGGTCATTCGTTTCGGCAGTGAGGTAGGTCTGCAGGTCGGAGATTTGTGATTCTGTGATGGAGAGAGTGCTGGTAGCGATGTACTCAATGTCTGTTGCACCACTATTCACAGCAATCAACTTAGATCCATTCGTTGCTAGTGCTGGCAAGAGTGCCACCCTTGCTGTTGCCGCAGAACTTGATCCAGTCCCTCCATTTGCAATTGCCAGAGTTCCCGAAACGTTAGAGAGATTGTTTGTCTCTGTTGTGAGATATCCGCTGTCATTGGTGAACTGACTGATGTTCCCTGATTTATTCGTTAACGTATCTGTTGAGGATGCTGTGATGTACGAACCTAAATCAGATATTTGTGATTCTGTAATCGTGTCCTGCGTTGCTAGTGTCCCCAGTCCCAAAGTCGTTCTTTGTGCTACAGTGTCCGCATCATCTAGAATCGCTCGGCCTGCCAACGTCAGGGTCGTAACAGCATAGGTATCAGATGCAGTGGTGTAGATCATTTGATTTGCTGCTGTCGTCAGTCCTGAGATCGACTGCAGACCTTGATCAAATGCCTGGACATTCGTACCGACTACTAAAGAAAGGGTACTACGAACCGTGCTGGGTCCCTCGTTCTTCCATTTGGAATCTGAGGAATCGTAGACTAGGAAGGAATCGTCTACAGTCGTCGTGGTCGTCGTGTCACTAAGACTGGAAACCGAGATGTCTGCCGATTCAAGTTTCGCATCAAGTGATGTTTGCAGATTCGTCACATCTGCGATTGCCAACGGTCTAGAAACCCAGTTCCCAGACGTGGAGTTGTAGACCAGCACATCCTTGTTTGCGATCCCACTGACATCAGTATCACTTAATGCTGAGATCGTCCCCCCTGGTAAATCTTCAAACTGCCAGTTTGCAGATGTTGAATCGTATCGAATGATTTGGTTGTCCGTTGGGGTCCCCGTGGTCTGAAGAATCAGGGCAACCTGCCCCTGCAGACTGGTGTCGAGTTTTGCGTTGGTGATCGTTCCATTTGGGATGGTTGCAGCACCTGCAGTTTGATTCTCCCATCGGGAATTGGATGTACTGTAGGCCAGCACCTGCCCATTCGTAGGAGAAGTGATTGTGACGTTGGTGAGGTCTTGGATGTTGTCTGGGATCGTGACGGTTGCCGCTTTCCAGTTTGCCGTGTCGTACTGAAGGAGTTGGCCTGTCGTTGGTGTCGTGTCAAGTACGTTGTTCAGAGATTCCAGACTGCGGGAGGTGCTTGCCGTTTTGAGTGACTGAATTTCTGTGTCGATTGTGTCCAAGTCTGAATTCAGATACTCCCCCCACTTGTCAGAACTCCCACCAATTGCTGGTTTCTTCAAAGATAGATTCGTCGTCGTCGTGAAGTCAGACATAGTCAATTAAAGTAAGGGGGTGATGGATTTTCACATTCGCTCAGGTCTGCAGATAGACCACTGGTGAACTCGGCCACTCGCTGAAACGAAATGGCTAAGGAGAAATTTGTGCCCACTTGCGGAAGAGTTCCTGCAGAGGTTGAAAACGTCCCACTAAGCGTGATCGCAGTTTCATTTAAAGAGATGTCCCCTGAAATTGAATGCCATTGGATGGAACTAACATAATCTCGGCCTGCGGATATTTTGTAGTCATTTACCGAATGTCCTGAAGTGCTCCCTCCTGCAGAACTGTTTGTGTTAACACCAGAGACTAATGGGCCTGACGATGGAATTCCAGATGAGACATTTGATCTACCAATCCATTGATTGTGTGCATTTATAAACGTATTCCCAAAAGCACCACCAAAAGACCCTTGTTTTAATGTAATTGAAGTTGAAGATGCTGATTTCACAACATAATTACAATCCCAATTACTCAGGATTTGCTGGCCCCCACTACTATTGGTAAATTGGTAGTAGGCATTCGTCCATTGTAAGGTGGTCGTCCTATTATTGTAGGCATCAATGTACTTCTTGGTTCGGCAGGTGTCCTTTTGTGCTGCCAAAATATCTGCTTCGGCTTGTGTTACTGTCGCATCAATCCGGTTTAGTTCTGTAGTCAATGCCGAGGAAAATCCCTGATAGTCAAAACTCTCGACTTCAGACTGTGTGGTTGGTGGTGAGTAGGAAGACAGTTCCGAGGTAAATGCAGGCCAGACTGTGGTTTTTGTGTATGTTCCAGAATAGGGATCAGGCAGCAAAGTTGTGCCTGTCCCTGGGAGCAGGGCATTGGTTCCAATCAAGGAAGATAAGGTACTGTTTAAATTATCCACAGCATTCGTCCCTCGATTGATGTCACCAAGCTGTCCTTGGGCTGTTGTGATTCGATCAGACAACGCTTTGACCTTTTTCAGCACTTCATCCAGATAGGTGTTTGTGATACCACCCCAGGTACTCCCGTCTTGGTTGACAGTGGGGTACTCCAGATCACTGTAGTAAGAGGATGTTGTAGACATTACAGTGCCTCTGCTGTTGATTTTGCAGCAGCAGCATCAGTCTTGGCAGAATTAGCGTTGAAAGCGACGGTTCCAGAGGTGCTGGTATCTCCCACTGCACTATCCAAGGTGTTTAGGGCACTGACTACAGCAACCAGGTACTGATTTACGATCTGGACTGCGACATTGATTGCTGTTGTGGAGTTTGTTTCTGCAGTTGAAGCACGGGCCACCGCACCAGTCGTGGGATCGCTAAGTTGGTACGCAAGCGATGGCGTTGATGAATCAGTGGTACTTCCAAGAGTGTCATCGACTGTCTTCAATCGACTTGTGGTGCTTTCTAGGGCCGCATTCAAGGTGTTGCCCCAGTTGTTTCGGTCTGAACCAACTTCGGGGAGAGTGATTGAGTATTCCGTCGTGGTTGGAGGAGAATCAGTTAGTGCCATCGTTTACCGCAATCCAGGTTTCTGAGGTTGTGTCTGGACGTTTAATCCAGACGTCTTCGTTTGAATCTGTTTGTTCTATCCAGTCTGTAGTCGGATCTGTTTCTGTCTCAAACAAGAATTGTTTTGCATACGGACCAATGTCGTACCGTCCGAGTCCATACAGAAGAACACGATAACTCATGACATGGCCTGGAAGTTTAGACTATGTCTAGATCCTTTCGTTCTCCTTCTGTCGTCAGATGCCTGGATCTCTGCAACTGCACGTTCTGCCTGCATCTGCCAAATTTGAATTCTCTCATCTTCTCCGAGATACGGAGATGCTTGCATCAGACTGTAATAGAGATAGGCATCAGGATGACTGGTCGAAACCCAGTTGGTTGTGTTCGTCGCACTCAGTGCAGGAATTTTCGCATAGTAAAACATTTCGTATGTGATCGACTGAGCAGGGGTGGGGATAATCCGCAGAGCATTGCCATACACAAAATATCTGGGGTAACTGTCTGCGAGGGATGCAAGGAAATTCGTGTCAGTATATTCATTGATCGAATGAGCTGCGATCTCAACTAGGTCCCTCTCCTTCGGACTAGTGATCCTGATGTGCCTCATCTCTAGGAAGTCACTCGGCATCGACAAATACTGATCAGACGTACTGATGTCTGCACGGGTGTACTGATTCGTTGTCCGCAACTGACGGTTCAGTCTTGCCTCGGCCAAGGTGATGAACGTGGGGATCACACTCGTCAGATCCGTTCGGTTCAGCCAGTCTGCAATGTTGGATTTCAGTTCATCGAAAGTCACAGTCTACCCTCCCAGACACGAAAGGGTTTATTTGAATAGTCGTTCAACCACTGTCTAAATTTCTTCTTATCTTGCGTAATTCCCTGCTGTGCAAGTTGGTCGTACAGCACTCTGGGAATCTCCGCAACCCTCTTCCATCCGCTTTGTTTGTTGGCAAATGGATCGAGATGTTGGTTGTCACGCAAGTTCTTCGTCAACTTCAATGTTGGCTCGATGTCTTGCGTGACTCGATGGTGAATCTGCATAGATCGAGAGTCTGTCTCCTCAACATAGAACTCACTGAGTACATGACCTGTGTGATCTAAAATTTGCTTCGTCAACATTCTCTCAATCTCTCAGATTTAGTGGTTAGGAAGTGGTCAGATCAAAGATCCCACCGTGTGCAGCTTCCTGAGTCATCTCCAGACCCATCTCAACGACTAAGTGCTTGGTTTCCGCATCAGAAGTCTTGCCGAGGGTACTGACCTGGAAATTTCTCAAATAGGAAACCTTGGCGTACTCCGGTGATATCAAAAATGCGTCCCGCTCACGCTGGAAACGATTTGGCATCACTTGAAGGTCTCCAAAGTCCGTCGCAAACACGGTGACGTTCGATCCTGCCGTGTTGCTATCAATTATTGATCGTGCGTCAGTTCGACCGTTCAACGTAGAAACCACGGTCTTGTTGAAAGGACCCACCATCAAACGATCTGCCTCTGATCCTTCCGTGAAACAGGACTGCATGACTGTGTTGATCAGGGCCGCATTCAGTGCTCGTTGAGCAGCAGAATCGGTTCGGGCTGTCGATCCAACCGTCACCGGATCTGCCCCACCACCTCCAGCATCAAAACTAGTGTTGGTGTCTAACCAGCAGCCGATCATTCCAGAGGTTCGTGCTGTTGCTGCTGCACCATTGTTTCGGGCCTGGTTGCTCAACAGAGCTGCTTCCACGGAACGTTTCAATTCCTTGGTGCGTCTCGCCATCTGGTGAGCCATCTGCGATGTCTTGCCATACAACTTGATTGCAGACTGGGTCCCTGTCACAGCAACGGCCCTTGACATGATCTGGCAGACATTGCTATTTCGGGTGGTCAGTGATGCGGCTGCAGCACTGATGGCATCTCCTTCCAGGTCTGTTGTTGTGCTGGTTGCAGACAGTTCCTCGGTGATCCACTCAAAGACTGTGTTGGATACGTTCCGAGTACCGACTGAGTTGACGAACGGGGTCTCAGTAGGGGAGATGTTGTAAACAATCTCTTTAATATCAATTACATCTTCCTCATTACCTGCGGTTTTAATGTCGTATGAGGTAGAGGCATTCGCAAGAAGTGCCATTTTGACTTACTCCAATAATCTAGATTACCCATATTGGGCAAAAAAATTTGCAGTGTCAACGCAGCAAAGCGTCAAACACGGCAACTGCGTCTTGATTGCGTCCCGTCTTTCTGAGGCTCTGCATTGACTTTTTCAGTCGTGATGCACCTTCATCGGTTGGGACAAAATTTCTCCCCCTCGTCGGTGCAGTCTTCACTGTCGATTCAGGGGTTTTCTTCAGGCTTTGCTTGGCTTGCGATTGAGTCTTGTTCGCACTCCAGGCATCATATAAAATCTTCACTAGTCGAGCGTCATACGCTTGACTCAGGTCTTGTTCGGTTAATCCGTAGGCATCAGAGGCCCACTTTCGGAGTTCTTGCTTCTCAGACTTTGCCGTTTCTTTATCCGACCAGGCAGGAATCAATTCGTTCAACTGCTGGCGTTGTCCGTCGAGGTGTTGGGAAAACTGCTGATGCTGCAATTGCGCCTGTTCGCTCTGCAGATACTGCACCTGCTGCTGTCTCTGCTGTCTGGCAATCTCCCGATCTCTCGCAGCATCTTTCTCCAAGACAAACTGGACAGGGTCTTCGTGTCGCAACCGTTCCCAGGCTTGCGGATCTGCAGTCCATTGGGGTTCTGGAATATCGGGTTGCTGCTGTAAATTCTCAGCAAACTGGTTGAGTTGCTGGACCCTCTGGGCATAATCCTGTTGCAGTGCCTCGGCCTCTTTTCTCTGCTGTGCAAGCTGCTGAGTCTTGCGGGTATAATCTGATTGCCTGCTGTACCCTTTTTGCAACTCATCAAGAGAGACTTCGACTTCCTCCCCATCAATCACGACCTTGTAGAGTTCGGGTTCTGCTGCCTCTACTTCTTCCCGTTCTTCTTCTTCTTCTTGTGTGTCTTGTACATCATCGTCGTACTCGTCAATGGGTTCTTCGATCTCGTCTGGTTCTTCCTTCGGAGTTGTGCCTAGCAAGGCATCAAACTTATCGGCAACCTGCATGTCATGGGTTTGGGGTGTTCCGTCAGATGTCACTGGGACATCGATGGAATCCGCATATTCGCTCACTTACTCGTCTCCTTTAGATGTTTGTTTTTTGCGACGGATAGACCGTTGCACTTGGGCGTTCAACTCGTTCTGCAAGTTGGTTGCAGCATGGTAGGCGTACCAGCAATGTTCTCGGTCCTCTGCAGTCTGCCCTGCAATCCACTGCTGGACTAGGCTGGACTTCAAATCATCGAATGCCTGGCGGACACTCTCTTCCTGCAGAATCTTCTTGGCAGCATCACCTATGCGAATTGTCGGATCACTCATCATCTGCCTTTCTTGATACATTTTCCTAACTTGCTGCACACCTTTGGCGCTGGACAGGTTGGACAAGGTCGGAATTTAAGAGGGTTGGGCATGGGTTAATCCAGTAGAGATTCAGGTTCGTCACTGTACAGACTCTGCAGTGCTGCGAGTCCAGCCAGTGGGATGGCAAGGAACTGTCCTTTGCCTCGGATCAATTGCTTGAGGAGTTTGCCTGGAGACATCCCCTGCTTTTCTGCAGACACTCTGAGCATTCGGTCATAGGTTGCCAAGAAAGGTTCTGGGACTGAGCTAAGTCCAGTTTGCTTTCCTCCTCCCAACCATGCTGCAGCTTGATACTGTGCTGGCGCAATCCCCATCCGTCTTGCTTCGATAACCTGGGGTTGCTCAAGGATTGTGTAGGCAGTTGCGTCTGCAGGAAGAACTCTTGCGTCATCAGGACTGACGTAGCGACCAATATTTTCAAAATAGTCATCAGGGAGACCAGAACTGACTGCAACCTTTTTATCTAAGGCAACCAGTTTCTTTTTCTTCCCTTCTCCTTCATAAATCTTTTCCTGTCCTCGGCCCATCCCCTTGTATTCATCAGGGAGACTTTCACCAGGTTTCAAGCGGATCTTCATCGTTTGTTCAACTACTGGATTCTTCCCAGTGAAGAGTCGGACATTGTGAACATCTGCAGTCACAGGTTCGTAATTCCCCAGCAGGTTCTGGGAATACGATAGCATCTTCTGTGGATCATTCGGTCCAAGTTGATCATAGAGAATTTTTGGTGCAGCACTCATATGTGCCTGATGCGCCAGATGTCCTGGTGCGCCTACCCTCTTCAGTTCATCACTTGTAATATTGAAGGCAGTCTCTGGGTCATCAAGAAAACGGTTGTAGAAGTACTGACCTCGCTTGATCTGTGGAGCAACCCCTGAACGTGCAGACATTGCTGCACTGGTTTGAATGTATTGGCGGAATCGTTCTTCTCCCAACTCTGGACCCAACTCATCAATAAATGCTTTTCTCAGTGGGTTCATGTTGAACCACTCCATGCCCCCCAAACGAAGACCCTCTTCCACTCCCCGATTCATCGAGTTCATGGTCTCTCTGGTCACATATGGCTCAAATCGTTTCTTGGCAGCAGGGGTTGGATCTCGTCGAGGCAATGCCTTCTGTTCCACATCAGGGACCTCAGATAAATTGCTCAGATCCAAGAAAGTGTCTTTTGGTGGAGTGTACTTGCTCTTGACTGCCTTGGTTCCTGTTTTCTTGCGGACCTTTGGCGCAACATATCCTGCTTTGACTGCATTGATCCGGTCCTGTGCAGCATAGGCCGCATCACGGTTCAGGTCTGCAGCTTCTGCCTCAGAAGGCAGAAACGGATCACCCAGTAATGCAGTGGGACGTATTGGGGCAATCATCCCCAGATAGTCCAGCAGTTCCATATCGTCCAGCAGTCCAGGTTGTTCCTGAATCGCTAGGGTGCTTCCTCGGCTTCCGTATCGTCTCATGCTGGCATCTGTCCCTGGGGAGGTTGCTGTTGGAACTGCTGTTCATACTGCTGTTGTTGTCTCACTTGATCCACTCTCTCCAGCTCACGGTTTCTCGTCAGTGTATCCAGTAGAGGACTGGCATCAATGGGTTGCTGATATTTGAAGGAAAGTTCTTTCAACTTGAGGAAGAGTTCCGCTTCCATTTCATCACGTTTGCGGTCATCCTCTCGTTTCATTTCCTCTTGTCTGTGTGTGATCTCAATCTGTTTTCTTTGGATCTCAGCCTGGGCCAGCATCTCCTCTGGTGAGGGTTGCGGCTCTTCGTTCTGCTGTGCCATCACTTGCTGCATCTGTTGCTGTAGCAATGCCTGCATCTGCTGTGGAGGTCTCAGGTATGATCCAGCCTCTGCACCAAGGCCCTGATCTGCAAATAATCGTTGCAGTGTCTGGTAATATTGTTCGGGTCCGACGATTGGGTTCATTGGTCCGTACTGAGCAATCAGTTGTTCCTGCTTTGCTAGCAGTCCCAGCAGTGCCTGTCTGCGTTCCTCCTCTGAACCTCGTCCGAGGGGAAGGGTGATCAGAACGTCATAATCCGAGAAGGTGCTAGGATCGACTGGAATAAACTCACCACGAAGCCGCATGATGGTGGGTTGATCCATGAACTGGAGAATCAATCCCAGCATTCTCTTGTACAATGGTTTGAATCCTGACTCGGCAATGTTGCGAGCGATCAGTTCCAGTCTGGCCTGTGCTGCCTTCTGTGTGGCAGACACTGCTACGGCAGTCGTCGATTGGAGATGTTCTGCATCCAGTCCCTGACTTGCTCGGCTGATCCCTGTCCTCTGTTCCTTGATTTCGTCGAGGTATGAAAGGAGTGGGAATGCAGCAGCACCGACAAACGGCATCTCCAGCATCTGGATTGCTCCAGCCTGTCTCATCGGGATCAGCGCACCAACTTCGTCGTTTGCCAAGTCCTCCCAGTCCACTGCAGATTCCAGATACGAAATCCTTGGTCTGGTGGACAAACTCAGAGAGTCGAGCATGTTCCGCATAACTGCAGATTTGATCCGTTGCACATCTGCCAACTCGTCATAGAGGGACATGCCCCTCCAACTGTGCGGGAGCGGATCTTTTCGGATCAGCACAAAGGGGTGTGAGTCTGCAGGTTCGTTCAGTAAAATTTCGTGAGCATTGCCAATTGTGCAGATTCTCCGCAACTCTGGAACTCCGTCACCATCTGCATCGACTCGCACATAACTCTCGACGTACTGAACTAATCGGTTGGCAGGATCTGCGTCGGTGTCGTCTTCCTCTCTCCAGTTGGGATGCCGCAGATTCCATTCTTCGTTGCTGCGGAAATCATCCTCATATCCTTTGTATTCAATGACCGTTTCGTAGGGGTAGCCCAGCTCGACTAGGTCTCCGACTCTCAGCAGTTGTCGATGGGCAATGATCTTTGCATCTTCCAGACTGGTTGCTGTCCGGTTGATCAGGAATTCTTCTGGGGGTAGACATTCTAGTCTCGTTTTTCCTCTGGGAATCCGTCTGGTCAGAGTGACATTGTACAACCCAGGTTGCTCCTCGATCTCCTCGGACTGGGTGACTTCAAATCCTTCTTGGACAAACAGACCGATCTGCAGCTCATCGAGGCCCATCAACTCACGGGTCTGGATGTCGTACGTCACTTCGTGCCAGCATTTGATGATGCCCTCGCCCTTGATGAGACAATCTTTCATGGCGTCTGCGAACACACTGTAGGCATTCGACTGTTCCATCATCCAGTTCACTAACTCGGTAGCCTGTGCTGCGCCTGCCACATCTTCGGGACCACGGGGGACGAACTCACATGCCTTCTCATGACTGAAGAAAACCCGCATCAGGGAAGGGAGGATACTATGCACGGCATCATGGACATCTCTGGAAACGACCTGCGATCTGCCATCTTCCTCTGTCGGACTGTCTCCAGAATCACTGAAGGGAGATCCTAGGTAGTATCGGAAACTGGATGCTCGGACGGGGGAGACCTCATCATCAATATGATCGACACTGTCCTGGATCGTTCCTGCAATCCAGGCTTTGAGATCGTCTTCGGTCATTGCTTGAGGGGATTCAGCCATTTATTTCTTTCTCACTTTCTTTGCACCTGCTGCGGCAATCTTGAACGTCTTGTTGCTCGGTCGTCCCTTCTCGCCTGGACGGGCCATCCGTTCTTTACTGCCTGCTTTGATTCTTGCTCGTTTCTTGCGGATGTTGTCAAAGAGATTCGGTTTGCTCACTTCTTCTTCTTCTTTTTGTAGG